TTTAGAAAGTATCTCTTTAGCCTTAGCCAAGGCACAGGGTGGGCAGTTCACAGCTTTACAGCGTTTAGGAGTTGTACTGCCTGACAACATTAAAAAATCTAAAGACTTTGCAAAGGTTCAGGAATACCTAAATAAGTTGTTTGGTGGTCAGGCTGCTGTTGCTGCCGATACTTATTCAGGCAAGTTAGCAATCATGCGTGAACGATTAGGTGAAGCTCAAGAAACCATTGGCTCATTGTTAATACCTATACTGACCAATTTAGCTGATGTTTTCCTAAATAAAGTTATGCCTGCTATTGAGCGCGTTGTTAATGCAATTCAATTACAAGGTGCTGAGGGTGGATTAAAAACCATAGGCGTAGAGATTAGTAATGTAATAACTAATTTAACTGGAACAGCCAAAGCTGTTAAGGATTTGATTTTTGTATTTATTGGCATCAAGGTTGTTATTCCTATCGTTCTTGGATTGCAAGCATCTTGGGTTGCCGTCACAGCTGCTATTGGTGCAACGGCTACTGCTACGCAAATTGCAGCAGGAGTTATGAAACGCGCACTGATCAGCACTGGTATTGGTGCTTTGATCGTTGCAGCTGGTTTCGTAGTAGGCAAATTTATTGACATGCGCATTCAGGCAAATGCCACAGATAAAACTATTCGGGTTTTGGAATCTAACGGTGTCCAAGCCATGACTAGATTTGGCAATGTCGCTGCTTTAGCAAATGAGAAAGTGCAAAGAAACATTGTTTCTCTTAATGCTGTTCAGTTGGCTGCAACTAGGGCAGGAGATGCATTAGATAACGCAGGCATTTTGGATGTTAAAAGAGGTAAGATTCCTGTTTACAATCCAGTTGCAGTACCCGGAATAGCTGACGTTATTAGTGCTGGCACTGCAGGCACTTCTAAAAAGGCAGAGAAGAAAGCAAAGGAAGCTGCCAAGGCTGCTGAAGCTATGGCAAAACTAATTGCTAGTTCAACTAAAAGTGCAACTTCTGCCTTAACTAAAATGAATAACAAACTAACTACTGCTCGTGACAAATTACAAGTTGCTAAAGATGCTTACAAAAGTTACAGAAATGGCGTTAAAGAAGCAATCATTAGTCAGTTCTCATTTACATCTGTCCTAGATACGTTTACTGACAGACAAGATGAAGCCAAAGAAGCATCTCAAAAATTAGCAGAAGCGCAACTTAGATACAAAGATGCACTAAAGAATCCTAAAGATGTAGAAAAGATTGCTGATGCATTAAAGGAATTAACAGCAGCACAAACTGCTAATGCAAATGCAACTAAAAACAAGAAAACTTTCTTGCAGGTTATGCGTGATCAAGCTACGGCTGCTGTGGCATTTGCAAGCAAAGTTAAGAAACTTATGGTCATGGGCTTATCTAAGGCTGGACTTGATCAGGTAATTGCAGCAGGTGCTGATGCTGGAACTGCAATAGCAGATGAACTTATTGCTGGTGGTGCAAGTGCAATTAAGGAAACCAACACACTTCTAAAAAGTGTTGAGTCGGCAGCACAAGTATTAGGTAAAGCAACTGCTGATCAGTTCTTCAAAACTGGTGTTACGCAGGGTGAACAAATGGTGGCAGGTATTGTTTCTGCTATTAAAAAGGCTGGCTTTATTATTTCTGGTGGACAAGTTAAGTTGCCTAAAAAATTACAAAAGGCTTTGGATTCTGGCAAACTAAGTGATGCACAAGTTACTGAATTAAATACTTTGCTTAAGGGTGTTCCTAAATTAGCCAACGGTGGCGTTGTAAACAAACCAACTCTAGCCATGATTGGTGAAGCTGGGCCAGAAGCAGTTATACCGTTATCAGGTCGCAATGCAGGTATGGGTACTGTCTACAACATAAACGTCAATGCAGGCATAGGTACAAACGGCGCACAAGTTGGTCGCGACATTGTGGATGCTATTAAGAAGTATGAACGTGCCAGTGGGCCAGTATTTGCGAGTGCGTAAATGGCTGCCGATACAAGAGTCTTTATTGGGTTTGACTTAACCGCTTCAAGCAACAATTACTTTGTTCTTAATGACACAACTAGAGGTTTACTCGATAGCAGTTTTGTTTTGGGTGGTGACGTTCTAGTTGATGTGACTGAGTACGTTCAGTCTGTAAGTATTAACCGGGGTAAGTCACGCGAACAAAACACTTTTACAGCAGGCAACGCATCTGTTGTTTTGCATAATGATTCTAGAATCTTTGACCCGTTCTACACTGCTAGTCCTTACTTCTCGCAAATCCTGCCACGCAAAGAAATAGTTATTCAGACAAACGGTATCCGTCAGTTTTCAGGTTACATAGATGACTGGGATTTAACCTATGAACTTGGTGGCAAGTCTTACGCCACCGTAAGTGCAATAGATGGTTTCTTGCAGTTAAGTTCTACACAGTTAGCACCTTTTACTAACACGGTGCAGTTATCTGGTGAGCGTGTTGTGGCAATTATTAACCGCCCAGAAGTTGCGTGGCCTGTTGCCTTGCGCGACATTGACACAGGACAATCAACACTTCAAGCAGATGTGATTTCAGATAATCCAAATGCTCTAGGTTATTTACAGCTAGTAGAACAAAGTGAAATCGGTTCTTTGTTTATGGCTAAAGATGGCAAACTAACATTTCGTGATCGCACTAATTACCCACCAACGATTGACACTCTTATCTTTGCTGACGATGAGCAGGCAAACAGCATTGGCTATAACAACATTGAAGTTGTCTATGGTTCAGAGAACCTATCTAATCGCGTTGTTGTTACACGCGAAGGTGGCACACCACAGCAAGCAGATTCTTTAGAGTCACAAAGTATCTATGGTGTTCAGTCTTTAAGCCTTGATGGGCTGTTGCTTAACTCTGATGCAGATGCTTTGACTTTTGCTGATTACTTGGTTGGTCGTAATGACAACCCAGAGCTGCGCTTTGCCAATGTCAGCGTTCAGCTAGAAGGCAAAGACATTGAGCAGGTGTCTAAAATCTTGGCTGCTGAAATCAACGATGTTTACAAAGTAGTGTTCACCCCTAACAACTTAGGCGATCCCATTGAGCAGTACGGCATTGTTACAGGTATAAACCACTCCATTGGCATTGACCGTCATACAGTTTCATTTGAATTTGGATCGGTTCAAGACTTCGTGCTTATTCTCGATGACCCTATCTATGGTCGCTTGGGTGGTAGCCTACCTGTGTATGACGATTCAAGCACTTCCTACGATGCACCGCTTGTGCGATACGATGGAACAGAAGAATTTGGCTACATACTCGCTTTCTAAGGTAGATCATGGCAACTAACTTTCCAACTGGTGTAGACACATTTACTAACCCTGTGTCAAACGATTCTCTAAACAGTCCTAGTCATTCAGTTCAGCACGCTGATGCCAACGATGCGATTGAAGCGATTGAAAATGCGATCATTGACCCTGCTAACTATCCAGATCAGTTAGTTAATAAAACAACTGCAACGGTTCGCCCATTGCCCTTTGCTATGGCAACTGGAGCAGCTTCTGTGACTGGTAATGCTACGTTTACATATCCAAGTGGAAGATTTACGGAATCCCCTATTTTATCATTAACAATTTTAAGTGCTTCTGGTGCTTCTGGAACTTCGGCTACTTATGGTAATCCAACTGCATCAGGATTTACCGCCTATGTTTGGTCTGGTAGTACTGCTTCAACAAGTTCGCGAACCGTAGTTTATACTGCCGTTCAAATGACATCTGCAAACTCATCAGGCTAGGAAAATTATGATTTACACAGTTACATGTCACGTAGACAAATGCGAAAACAACGGAATTGGTATTGAACTTATAGACCCCATGAACACAGTTATCTGTGGCCCTTGTGGTCAAGAGATCACCGACAAGCAACAAGTAAACTAGTAAAGACTTTAGGAGTAAAACAATGGCAGGCTCAGGCAAAAAGACATTCACCGCAGGTGACGTTCTTACCGCTAGTGATGTAAACAATTACCTAATGGATCAAACAGTTATGGTCTTTGCAGGAACTGCTGCACGCTCATCTGCTATTCCTACACCATCTGAGGGTATGGTTTCGTATCAGAAAGACACCGATGCGATTGAAGCCTATGACGGTTCTAATTGGGTGACTAGAGTTTCACCATCAGTACCTTTTGCAACCTCGGCTAATACTGTGTCGTTTTCAGCACCGGCATCAGTTCCCGGTTCAGTAGCAGTTACCGTTACTTTTCCAGCCAGTAGATTTACACAAACACCAGTAGTCGTATTAGTGCAAACTTCGTCTGTAAACGCGGTACAGAGGAGATTTGCTGCTCAAAGTGCTTCATCTACTGGATTTACTGCTGGATATTATCAAGACAATGGTTCAGCAGCAACCTCGAGCGTTGGTTGGATAGCGATACAAATGACATCAGCAAGTGGAGTGGGATGATGATTACAAATTTAACTTGTCATACAAAAAATTGTGAAAATGAAAACATTAATATTGAATTTGTAGACCCAGCAGACACAGTTATTTGTGGCCCCTGCGGTATTGAAATCACCGACAAACAACCAACAGAGTAAACTTGTTCTAACACCTGCGCTTAATACTTTTGGAGTTACATTGAAGCGCAAGCAAGTCAAAGACATTATTACCCGTATGGTCGCAGTAGTTGTGGCATCTGTTATGGGAACAATCGGTGCTGGTTCGATTATCGGCGTTGAGTTGTGGAAGTCAGCAAGTATGGCTGCGATCCTTGGTGTGGCTATTGTGCTTGAGGGTCTTGCTCGTGCCTACATTGCAGACGGCAAACTTGATGAAGAAGAAATCAACGATGCTTTTGGTAAGGCCAACGGCAAGAAATAAATGAAGCGCATCAGGGTTGCCCTAACTGCGCTACTTGTCGGAGCATTTATGTACGCGACACCTGCTCAAGCAGATGTTGTTTGTAACACTTACACGTTTATCGGTCATGATGATTCTGCCTATCCTGCCAATCTGCCGTTCACGCTAAAGCTAGGACAAACAGAATACGCAAACGTCTTTGTTACAACTAACGGCACTCTGACCTTTGGCAATCCTGATGCAACATTTAACGATTACCCACAGACACCATCTGTATCAGTTGCAGGTTATGACTGGGTAACATTTGGGCAGGGTGCTTACGTTTCCTTTGGCTCAACTGCTAACACGTTATGCGTTGAGTGGAGTTTGCGCCCATACCCACAGTTCACAGGTGAGCTGACACAGATACGCCTAGTGATTAACAAGTACTCAAATGGCACTTGGCATGGCGAGGTTACAACCTTTGGCTGGTTGCCTGCTGATCTAAGGCGTGGCATTCGCTACGAGCAAGGCGCACCAGTTGTAACTATTGCCGGGGCATTTGATGTTGGTAACGGTGGCGTTCCTGTTGAAGTAACACCTGCACCAACTCCTAGCAGCTTTACTGAACCGCCAGTTATCCCTAGCCCAGAACCTACTCCAGAACCTACGCTTGAGCCAACGCTAGAACCTACGCCTGAAATCGTTGAACCAACGCCAGTAGTAACACAGACTCCAGAGCCTGAACCTACTGCAAGTGTTGTACCAAGTTTGAACCCAGAGCCAACGCCAATACCTGAACCTAGTCAAAGTGAATCACCATCCATAGAGCCTACGCCAGAGCCAGTAGCAAGCCCTGAGCCTGTCGCTACCCCGTTACCTGAACCAACGCCTACACCTACGCCTAGCGTGTCTGAGGTTGCTTCTGTGCCTGTTGTAGAGCCAACACCAATAGCATCAGATTTAGCACCAGATTTAGTGCCAACACCTGAGCCAACTGTTGAACCCATCATTGAGCCAACGCCAGTAGTAACGCCAGCCGTTATACCTGTACAAGAATCTGTACAAGTTGTAGCTCTAGAAGTTCCTAGCGCACTGGCAATCATCCCCGGCATCACCGCAGTCTTTGAAGCTGCTGAAGCCTTTATGAATATTGGCAGTGACATGACAGATGAAGAGCGCGAAGAGTCGCAGTCTGTTGTAGTGGCTGCCGTGATCGTTGGACAACTAGCAATGAGGAAAACAAAATGAAATGGTTAAAGACATACCTGCGTGAAGTAACTGGTGAAACGTGGACATTTGTAGGCTTGCTCACTGCATACTTTACGTTAGACGGGTCAGCTAAGAAAGTAACAGGAATGCTAATCATGGTCGGTGCTTTGGTGTGGCTGGTAACATTGCCTTTAAGACAAGATGATGAAAAGGATTAACAATGGGTTCACCAATCGCAGGCAAGGTTCCAAGTACGAAATATAAGCAGGTTGGTCGTTGGTGGTCAAAAGGGTACCACACAGGAGTTGACTACGCGGTTCCAGTTGGTACTGATGTTCTTGCAGTAGCTGATGGCAAGATTGAAAACGCATCTTGGGGAAAATCGTACGGCGTACAGTTGGTGCAATCCTGTGATGCTGGTTTCTTTATCTATGCGCATCTTTCAAAGACCCTTGTGAAGCCGGGTGACAAGGTAGTTGCTGGACAGGTCATCGCAAAAAGTGGGAACACAGGCAATAGCACTGGGCCTCATCTTCACGCAGAACTCCGGAACAACATTCGCTGGAGCGCAGGCACAGACCTAGACCCTGCAAAACTGATTGGCACTAAGCCTGCATCAGTTGCTAAAAAGGTTAAGGCTAAAGTTGCTGCACCTATCGTTAAAAAAAAGTAATGTCTACGCTTTGGAAAGACGATAGCGGTAAAGCCAAGCAGACTATCGCGCCTAAGACTTGGACTTATGTAAAGTTTGCAGGCAAGGACACATTCACAGTACCTACAAAAGGTGTCTGGGAATGGACTGTTGTACTGCGCGTTGAGTATCCAAAAGATGCTGGCAATGTTTTGCGTGGTCGCTTATGCAGATTCCCTAACACGCCTAAGCTAGATGAAACTGGTCACGATGATAAGAACACATCTGGCTGGGGTGGGCAAACGTATCACTCGCATTGGACTCACACGATTAGTTGTGATCCAGCAATGCCTATTGGCTTTTTGGTATGGCACAACGGTAAGTCACCGATTGTTCTAGATGGCCGTCAGATTAAAGCAAAGCAGAGTTAGTGCTGCGCATAGCCACCTGCGCTATGGCATTTGTTTTACTGTTTAATACTCAGGCTCACGCTGATAGTCCTTACCTTGTGCAGACCGCCAAGAAGTCTGGCTACTGCAAGTCTGAAAAGAATCAGCGCGTGACAGGTAAGTGGCAGAACTTTGCAGGTTGCAAGCCGTTCAAGTTAAACGGCAAGCGCACTTTGTTCTTTGCACAACTGCACATCAACTGCACTAAGCGACCTAAGTATGTAAAGATTCGGGTTGCCCGGCTACTGCCTAACGGAAAGAAAGACACCACAGGCACAACCACTTGGTCATTCACAAAGAACACCACAAAGGATTGGCAAGGCACAGCATGGTGGCAAGCTAAAACTAAGTACCCGATGGTGGCTCAGTATAAAGTTGTAGGTGGTAAGTGTTACTCAGATCAACGACAATTCAAATGGTGGCAACCGTAATGGGACTAATCGAACTAGGGCAATACGCAGCAGCACTTTCAGCAATTGCAGTACTTGCAGGTATGGCGATCAAGTGGGGCATTGTTAAACCGATTAAGGCTTACATAGATCAGGCTACTTACCCAATTCACCCAGAAGCTAACGGTGGACGTTCCTTGCCAGATATTGCTAACACAGTAAACCGCATAGAGTCAAACATTAAAGACCTTGACTATCGCCTTAATAACATTGAGGAACTGGTTACTAAGCCGACACGCGCTAAGAAATCCGCATCCTGACACACTTGCGCTCTAGACTTATCTAGACGAAAGGTGGTCACAATGGCCTTACTTGACGATCTAGCGAACGTGAAACACAAGAAAGTGAACTGCTCTGTTGCTGAAATAATTAAGACCCTTACGGCAGCTGAAGCCAAAGCACTAAACAAAGCACTTGATGATCCTGAATCAAGCCCTACGAATCTTGCAAAGATTCTAACTATGAACGGCTTTAACATCAGCCGTCAAACAATAAACCGACACCGTAACCGCAATACCAGCGCAGAGGGATGTAAATGCCCATGAGCCTTACAGATGATCTATCAAAGTTAGGCGATGACGAACAGCGCAAGCGCGTTGCTAAATCTATTCCAGCAGGATTTGAACCCGGCATAGAGTATGACTCAACAGGTGGCGTTCTAAAGTCAGTACCTAGACCAGCAGGCGATGAACCAGATCATGCTGAACTACTAGCTGAGTTTGAGCTTGACCCTGCTAAGTGGCGCATCACAGGTCTACGGCGTAGCAAGTGGCAAAGATGGGATGGCGAATGGCTGGAGTCATTTAGAGCCACGTTTGTTCCACATGGTGGCACACATTACGTTCCAGTTGATGACTTACTCCAGATAGTTGCGAAGTGGAAGCCCAGCAATACCCCTAGGAAGCCCACAGAGCCACGCTCAGGCTCTTTAGCTTATGTTGTGGTACTTGCGGACACACAGGTTGGAAAGATTGACGGTGACGGTTCTGAGGGGATTATCAAGAATGTATTACACAAGACAGATTTAGCCGTTGCCAGACTTAAAGAGCTACGCAAGGCAGGGCGCGACATTGGAACGGTCTACTTGCCACAACTCGGTGACTGCATCGAGGGCATGAACTCGCAAGGTGGCAAGCACATCTGGCGTACAGACCTAGACCTGACTTCACAGATTCGTGTCTATCGCAGGTTGCTATTGCACATGGTCAAAGCATTCGCGCCACTAGCTGACAAAGTTATTGTTCCTTGCGTTCCGGGTAATCACGATGAAGCGGTGCGAGTTGGAAACTCAATGGCTACGACTTACACGGATTCATTCGCGCTAGATGCAGCTTCAGCCGTTGCAGATGCGCTGGCTGATCATCCCGATTACAAGCACGTTAGTTTTGTGTTCCCTAAGTACGACACCTTGACCGTGACACTAGACATGGCAGGAACAGTTGTTGGTCTTGCTCACGGGCATCAGTGCCGGGGCAAGGCTGTTGAGTGGTGGAAGAACATGGCACACGGGCAACAAGACATAGGTGAAGCTACGTTGCTATTGACTGGTCATTATCACCACTTGCGAATTGAGCAGTCAGGGCGCAAGACTCACATCCAGATGCCTGCGCTTGATGGCGGCAGTCAGTGGTTTTCAAATACAAGTGGCGCAGAAGCACCAGCAGGAATGGTGACACTAACAGTAGGCGAAGGGAAATGGGATGACCTCAAAGTCTTGTAAGCACGAATGGTTAGAAATTCGCTATGCACTTTATTCAGTTGTTGAATGTCGCAAGTGTTACGAGGTGATGGAAATTGACAAGTGAAGAACTAGCTGACCAAGTTACACGTTGCGTTGAATCTTTGCGCTCACGCATTATGGGTACAGGTGATGAGCAATACTCACGCGGTACAGAGCAAAGCATTGAAACCAAATCAGGCGAGCAGATTGTTCTAGAAACACTTGAAGAACTAGATGATGCGATTGTGTATTTGGCGCATCTTCGTGCTAGGTTAGGGAAACTTGCGCAGCTCTAGGCGATCCCTAGACCGTAGATGCCACCTGCTTATGCTTTGTCGGGTGGCATTTACTTTGCCCAAAAACCCAATAGACACGCGTGATTTGACTTGTATAACAAAAGATGCAATGATAGTTACATAGGCGCAGGGAAACCTGCTAGGACAAAGGAAATAAAATGACTGGAACAACTTGCGTAGCTTGTGGAACAACCCAAGTAATTAAAGAAGATGGCAACTACTTTCTAGGTAACAACATCGACGCAGAGATTACTGGAACTATTGAGCTTTGCGTTATCTGCGAAATTGCAGGCGTACCAGAAAAGGATGGTGAATAAAATGGCAACAAAGCAACAGCTAGTGAACAAAGCAAACAAAGCAAACGTAAAAATTGAAGTTGATTTTGGTGATGAGTACGTTGTCGTAATGATGGATGCTTGGAACCAAAACTTTGCAGAAGGTGATCATGGAATGACTGCATCAGGTGACACAGCTAAGGAAGCCTACGATGATGCGATCTACCTAATCAGCACGTTGAAGCCTTGCGCTATTGAAAACTGCACAGACAAATTCCATAACTAAATAATCCACAGCGACAGCCCTGCCCTAACCGGTGGGGCTGTTTGCATTTGTCATACAGTGCGTATAACGTAAGACACATGAAACAGCTCGCTTGGCAGTCTAGCTTCTTTGATACTGATGCCGGTTACGCAGTTCAACCAATACCTCAAAAAGATACTCATTACTTTTTATTAAACATCCACTACGCAAAACGGATTCCGTCAATCAGTCATTCATTTGGACTGTTTAAGAATGGCGAATTAGTTGGAGTCATAACTTATGGAATGCCTGCATCAGCCACCGTAGCCAAAGGTTTAATGGGTGAACGTTATGCAGATAACGTTTTAGAGTTAAATAGATTATGTTTACTCAATAATGAAAAGTTTGAAGCCAGCAGATTAGTTGCAGGAAGTCTTAAACAATTACCAAAGCCGTCAGTAATAATCTCATACGCAGATCATGCGCAAAATCACGAGGGCATTGTTTATCAAGCTACGAACTTTATCTACTTAGGTTTGACTGATGCTCACAAAGATTGGGCGGTTAAAGGTTACGAAAACACTCACTCTAGAAGTTTTGGACACATGTTTGAGGGCGAAAACATTTTGCAACAAATCAAAGATCATTTTCAAGATGATTTTTATTACGTTCAAAGATCACGCAAGCACCGGTATCTAATGCTGGTTGGCAGTAAGACACAGAAGAAAGAAATGCTTAAAGACCTGCGGTATGAGATACAGCCGTATCCAAAAGAAAGGGTTAGCAATGGCTGACGAACAGAAAGAAACGAAAGAGAATCTAATTGCATTGCGGCTCAACAATGAGCAGATGCTTGCAGTTAGACAATGGGCGCATCAACACAATGCCAATGTAAGTCAAGTAATCAGATCAGCAATAGAACTAATGACAGGAGCAAAGCAATGAGAACACCATCAGAACAGTTGGTGCAAACAACTTGGATGGCAGACCACAAACTATTTGCAAATCACGATGCAGTTACCCCGGTTGATTGGGCTAAGGTCTGGGAAGTTATTGACAACCTAGATGAGCCAGAGTTTGACGAACACCAGCTAGTCATAGTTGCAGTTCTAGAGTTTCTGTGCGGTTCTGAAATGGTAGAAGTTAGCCTTGACGAGATCGCTAACTTGCCACAGATTGAACGTCAAGCAGTAGCAGAAGCCTTGCGCCTTAAGTGGTCTAAGGTAGAGTTCCAAGAAAACCTTTAGTAGTAGAATAGGAATAGGCTCACGCCATTTCGACAACGTGAGCCTATTCAAACACCTAGTGAGAGGTGCTTATGCACAATCTTAGTCAAGACACAGACGAAATACACGTTGAGCCACTTCCATTCCAACAGATACCTAACTGGGTCTTTGAGTCTGACGTATCAGCTACAGCGATCAAACTTTATTTAGTGCTTCGCAAGAACGGCGATAACAAACGCGGCACAAGTTACTGGTCGCGCAAGAAACTCGCAGAGCAAATGGGTTCATCTATTGCGACAGTTGATCGGGCTAAAACTGAACTTATTAGTATCGGTGCTATCTGCTACATCAAGCGCAAGAATGAAACAGGTGACTGGACTTCTAACCTGTATCACATACACACAGCCACGAATCATGTATGCAACTACCTAGCATCAAAAACGAGGGTAGGTAGCCCCAAAAATGATGCTACGGGTAGCCCCAAAAACGATGCACAAACTAATAACCATATAGAACTAAGAACCAATGAACTTAATACTCGCACCTACGGTGACGAGAATCATCAGGCTTGCAATTTATTAGCTGACCTCATTGCAGACAACGGCTCACGCAGGCCACAGGTTACTGATAAATGGCTAAGTGACATGGAACGACTGCACCGCATAGACGAACGCAGTTGGGAACAGATCACAAAAGCGATTGAGTGGTGTCAGGCTGACGACTTCTGGCGTGGCAACATTATGAGTCCAGCGAAACTGCGCAAGCAATACGACCAACTACGTTTAGCAGCACAGCGAGGTAACAAGCAATCCAAGGTGACTCAGACTCTTAGCTGGTTAAGCAACTTGGCGAATGACACAAAGGAACTAGAGCGATGAACAAACTAGAAATTGGTCAAGTGCTAACTATCGCAATGGCAATAGATGCCCGGCTAGGTGCAGCTGACGAGAATGCCTTTAGAGCCAAAGTAGAGGGATGGTCACTTGCGCTTAGTGAAACTATGGACTTTGAATTTGCCCGTGATGCGATTGGAAAGCATTACAAATCAGCAACAGATTCACTTATGCCAGCGCACCTCAACGCAATGTGGACTGCTCATAGATCACGCCAGCACGAGATAGACAACGTGCGAGCTATTGGTTCAAGTCCTAAGTCGCAAGGTATGCCTGATGATGTACGCGCCAGATTAGTGGAACTAGGACTCAAGCGACCATAATGGTCTAATGACTAAAGACTGCGACCATGAAGCATGGCTAGATTCTGGAATGTGCCTGATCTGTTCTGCGCCTGAATCGTGGATGTATTCCGCAGCTTGTAATGATGCCCACCCGGATACTTGCTTTCCTGAGAATGAAGAACCGCATCTGTACGCCATAGCCAAAAGACTTTGCGAGGAATGCCCAGTTGTGGGGTTCTGCCTAGAGATCGGGCTAGACGAGAAATGGGGCATGTGGGGTGGATTGGATCCAATCGAGCGTTACAAACTGAGCAAGTCTGGCAAGGTTCCAAAGGACAAACTAGAAAAACGCAGGTTTCTAAGGGTTTTTGCCTACACTAATTAGAACAAATGTACGAACGGCGCGTTATCAAATTGTTACCTTAAATGGCGTACAAGCCTGCCCAAAGATGCTACGTTATACACATAAGCGAACCGCAAGGTTCTAGGACAGAGGAGCAAGACATGAACGAAGTAACAAAGCTAATAGCAAGCACTCTGGGCGTATCTATGGAAGATGCAGCAATTTGGCAAGACCGCATCGAAACTTGGGATGAAATGGATTGCTCAGAATGGTCAGAACTAAAAATGCGCCGTCACATCGAATCATTTATCGGTGATTGGGTTTCTACTTACTCACACATCGCTACAAAGGTTATTGCGTAATGCATAACTGGAACTGGACACCACGCGCAAGATTCATAGGTGAAATCCTGACTGCACTAGCAGTAGTTGGTGCAGGATGGGTTCTATTTGTTGGCACTTGGTTTGCTTTAGGTGGTAACTAATGGGATTCGTACCTTTTGGAATGGAACGCGCATCACTAGCTGAGAAACACAAGATTAGAAAGATGCTGGAATACATAGGCATTACACATCCAGCGCATCAGGTTGAGTTTATGTCTGCCCTACTTGATAGACCTTTTGATACAACCAAGATGAGCAAGCAAGACTTCTACACACTCGTAACAAAGATTCAAAACATACAACAAGCAAAGGACAAAGCATGAAACAAGAACAACAGGATGCGTTACGCGCACCATTTGCCAAAGAGCAGATTCAGAAGCTGCCAACTGGCGGTTTGCAACTTGATTACGTTAGCCACGCTTGGGTAACAGATCGGTTGCTACAAGTAGACCCGTTATGGACTTGGAAGCCTTTAGCGTTTACAGATGCAGGACTGCCAGCGTTTGACACTAACGGCGGTCTGTGGATTGAACTTACAGTCTGCGGAGTTACCCGATACGGCTACGGCGAACCACAAGGGCGCGACAAGTTTGACATGACTAAAGGTGCAATAGGTAACGCAATCAGAAACGCTGCAATGCGCTTTGGTGTTGCGCTTGATCTGTGGGCTAAGGAAGCACCGGCAGAAAACACGAAAGCCACACCTTATGCAAAAGCGACAAAAGAACTAAGCACAGCTACTCAGAAGATGATTGAACAAATCAAGGTAGCATCATCACTTGTTGAACTGAGCGAGGTCGTGCCACTAATTCAGTCAGGCGAATTTACAGAAGCAGAAAAGCGCAACTTACGGCTTATTTTTGACAATAAGAAAGTTGAGTTAGGCGCATGACATTTATTCTTGGAGCAGTGTTATTCCTGCTAGGTGGATTCTTTGGAATGCTGATCATGGCTTTTGCGCAATCTTTACCGCGCCAGATTCAAGAACAGCAAGATGCGCTTGTGTCGCAGTTACGGCTGGTGGTTGAAGATGAGTGATCTCAAAGAATACGGAATGCAACTAGCTTTAGATGCGCAGCCTGATTGGGCAGATGAAGCACTGGTGGCAATTTTGCAACTTGCAAAGCGAGGTGTCGAGTTTACAAGCGAGGATGTTCTAGCCATAACTGGTTTACCTAGCGGTGAAGTTGGTCAGCATAAGAACAACGCATCAGGTGCAATTATGAACAAGGCAGCGCGTGCTGGTTGGATTCGCAAAGTTGGCTACGGCAAAGCAAAGCGCAAAGAATCACATGGCGCAGTTCTAGCGATTTGGATTGGCGCGTGATCAGCTACTGGATAGACGGCGAGCCAGCACCACAAGGTTCTAAGAATGGCTTTGTGAAAAATGGTCGCGTGGTCATGGTTGAGTCAAGCAAGAAGGTTAAGCCTTGGCGCGAAGCCGTTGCAGCTCAGACCCAAGAGTATCGAGCTAGTAAATGGCCTAATGCAGAGCAGTGGACAATAACTACCCCGGTAGAGATCGCGCTTGTGTTTCACTTACCTAGACCTAAAACTGTAAGCCGTAAGTGGCCCAGCGTTAAACCTGATTTGGACAAACTAATTCGCAGCACATTTGACGGGCTTACAACTGGTGGACTTTACACAGACGATGCATTAGTTATAGCTGTAAGCGCATCAAAGCAATACGCCACAGACCGTATTGGTTGTCAGGTAATCGCAAGCGAGGTGCAAGATGTTTAACACAGACGGCGCAGCTTGTATTGGTCTTGACCCTGAGTTGTTCTTTCCAACCAACAACATAAGCCCAAAGATCGAGGACTTACTAGAAAAGACTTGCTTGCGTTGCCCGGTGTTTGATAACTGCCTTGACTATGCGTTAAAGGTCAAGGTGGATGGTTATTGGGCAGGCACAACAGAGAAAACTCGTGTAGACCTACGCAGATTCTTTGGCATCACGCCAGTACGGATAGATGAACCATACAAAGATTCTTTCGAGTCACAATCGAAAGATGCAAGAAACAAACGCGCTCACCGTGAGCGCATGAGAGAAGCAGGATAACAAAATGGCACTACCAACAATCACAGCACAAGGAAATCTAGTCTTTGAACCAGACTTCCAAGTTACTCAATCAGGCGTTAGCCGTTGCAAGATGCGGATGGCATGCAACGAACGCCGTAAGAATCAAGACGGCACATGGTCAGATGGTGAAACCAGTTACTTCGACATTGTTTTGTGGCGTGGACTAGCTGAAGCAGCAGCAGACACCTTCAAGAAAGGTCAGCCGATTCTAGTAGTCGGTAAATGCAAAGTAGTAAAGTACGAGGACAAGAACGGCGTTGAGCGTACAACAGTTGAGATTACTGCCGATGAAGTTGCAGCAGTAGTCAAGGCATCCAAAGCAAAAGCAGTAGCACCAGAAAGTGACCCTTGGTTATGATTATCGCCTTAATTCTTTCAGTAGTATCAACGACTATCTTGGTGTTCTTTGCAGGGTATCGTCTAGCATTGCATCACAAAGCACAGCAAAACATTGCTTGGCTTGATTATCTAAACGGTCAAACTGACTCGATGGAACCAATCTTTGCAGCACTAGACCGTGAGTACGCATACACAGACGATCTTGCAAAGCCGTTCACTGATGAAAAGTAAGTGCAATAAGTGCAAACGTGAGTCTAAGGAAACTGATGGCTGGTGGACTGTGTACGAGCTACAACGTCAGTATGATTTATGCCCTAGCTGTTACAGAAACAAAAGCCTTATTGCCTATCGTGACACCTTGTTAGAAAGAATAGATGCACTTGATTTACCTTACGAGGATGGCTCTGAGTGGCAAGGAATGGAAGTAATGAAGTTAAGATGCAAAGCAATAGTTAGAGATACCGTATTTAATGTCTAAACCAATACGCCACCGTTCTAAGCGCATGGAAGCCATCTATGCGACAGAACGGCGTGCGTTGGTAAAGGAACTACTGCGCGACTTTCCAGCGTGTCAGCGTTGCGCTATTGCATACGCAACAGACGTACATGAGATCAAGACACGGGCTAGAGGTGGAAGCATTACAGACAGGGATAACCTTGCGCTGTTGTGCAGACCTTGCCACACTTACATAACGCAGAACCCGGCAATCGGCAAAGCTGAAGGCTGGTTAAAGAATAGTTGGGATGACTAATGACTTATTTCCTTGTAGAGGTTAATAGATTACAAGATGCAATAGATCGAGTGCGTGAATTGCATAGTCTTCGTATTGAAGTTAATCAAAATGGATTTTCAAACGATACTTGCAATGGTTGTTATGACGAAGATTCTTCAACAGGTGAACAATTTCATCATGACTATCCCTGCCCAACTATCAAAGCATTAGACGGTATGACTGATGAAGCCTGAACCAAATGGCATCTGTCGCGCTGGTTGTAATACACAAGACCACAACAGTTACTGGGAATGCTTACAGGCTGCCAACGTGTCAATAGACAAAACAAGTCTTAGACCTTAATAGACTAAGCGCATGAACTGGACAGATACTGTTGGCGTGACGATTCACAATGACCTTGTGCGTTCAGCGTTGAAGAACAAACCAGAAGCAGACATTGACAAGCTAGAAGCCAGCATCAAACGTATGAGCCTAAGCGTAGGCATTACACGCATGGCAATAGCATCAGTCCTAGATGCAGAGATAGAAGCAATGGCTGCCTATCGCGTACTAGGTGACTCATCTATTACCAATGACTACTTATCAGGGATGCAATCAGCAGCTGACTTAGTTAGATACGGCGTACACCTTACAGATGGAATCAAACTATGACCACGATCATTACAACAACAGGTAACAACTTTGCAACGCTAACAGCAGATCAAGGAATAACATCAGACGTAATTCATCCTGACATGCCTAAGATCGTTCAGCAAGACACATGGCTTATCGGTGTAGCCGGGAGCGCAAGAGTCTGCGATCAGTTGCAGTATTCAATCGAATACCCTAAGCCACCAGTTGAAGTAGTTAAGTCTGGCGAGTGGTTGAAGTGGCTGGTTACTAAAGTCATTCCGTTAATAGATTACGTTGTTAAAGATAAAGAGATGGATGCAGAAGCCATACTGATTACACATGGCAAAGCATTCTTGATAGGTGAGGACTTAAGCGTTCTAACTGCCAGCCCTTACTGGGCTATTGGTTCAGGTGCAGACTTAGCTTTAGGTTCATTAGCTGATAAGCAGTACAAGCCAGACTGGCATAAGAACCACGATCTTTCTGCCCTACGGGCTATTGAAGCTGCCGGTATGCACGACCCCAACACCAGAGGTACGGTAGATCAGTATCGCTCGTATACAAACGGCAAAGTCATAGCAAGAGTCAATGGCGTTTAACAAACCGTGCTTAAAGTGCAAAGCATTACATCGAAATCAATCTCTATGCGATAACTGCCAGCGACTAGCAGACGTACAACGTAACGCCACAAGACCGCACTATAAAGGCAACTACCAGAAGCAGGCCAAGATAGTACGAGATACAGCCACAGTTTGTTGGCTATGCGGTCAAGGTCGCAGGGTGGATGACCCATTTACGGCTGACCACTACTACCCCGGTGACCCAGATAGCCCACTAATCGCAGCGCATCGCTCTTGCAACAGTCGCAGGGGAAATACCCCCCATACGTCATAAGGGGGGACGGGTAAAAATCTCATACATGCGTTGCACAGCATACCCCGACCCATTCTCT